TGATCTGTCATTTCAGCTGTAATTTGCATAAATTGCAAAGCACCTGAAGTATCCAATGCTGATATCATTGCTGACTTGAACATCTTTTCAGTTTTCTTTAAAGATCAGAAGCACAATTTCAAAATAAATTAATTGATATTGGTGAAAATTTAGTTGGATTGGCAAGGTTAGAGGTAGCAGCATTACGTGCTTTAGGAACGGCAATGGGAGTTGACATCCCTAGAGATGATCTTGAAATTCAGAGGGAGATGAGTGAGGCTAAAAAGGAAGAAGAAGAAGGTAAGGGTAGCACTTGGTATAAATTCAAAGAAGGACTAGGTAGTGTATTTGGAATGGATACCAATAAAGAACGTATAAAACAGGGTAAAGAAGAGCTATTAGCTAATAAGTTTGGTAAGGGGACAGATATTGGTGATGATGAATTTGAAAAAATTAAGAGTGGATTGACGACACCAAAATTTAAACAAGTTGGAAGATTTGCAACCCCAGGTAGTACGCGTGTCTCTAATATGAGCTCTGAATCTATTAAAAATATGGAAAATATGGCTATAAGTTTAGCACAAAATATTGAACAAAGAGAAGGTAAGGGACAGGATCTATCTCAGGAAATTGCTCTATATCAAGCAATTGTAGAAAAACTAACTAGTATTGATAAAAAGACAGGTCAACAACATGTCAAAAGAGTTACATCTCATTCTACTGCTCCAAAAAGTTTACATGATCAACTTAATTTTGTAGGTCCTATACCGGAGAATAATTAATAATGGGTACACCAAACCAACAAACTATATTATCGCGTATAAGAGTTGTAATCTATCCCTATAAATTTCACTTTGCTATGAAAAATGTGAGATCAAGGGATATTATAAATAGTGATTTTAGAGATATAACAAGTGCGGTAACAGAATGTAGTTATACTAAAACTAAAGCAGATGCAAGTGGTACATTTAGTATTACACTAAAACCTACCCAAAATTGGACAGATATAATCAGACCTGGGGATTGGTTAATGATTTATCAGTCTCAATTTCCTATTAATATTAAGACTGCTAAGGGATTACAAGTATTAGGTAATGTAGATAGATCAGCAAAAAGAAAAATAATAGACCCTGAAGGTAAAAAAAGTATTGAATATACTTTAATGGGACGTGATTGGGGTAAGGTTTTAGAACAAACAACATTTTATTATGATCCTTATACTAACAAAGAAGAACAAATTAAAAAGATTATGTTAACTAAGGCTGGTTATATTCTTGAAGGTTCGCCTAGAGATTTTTTAAATACATATTTTAATATTTATTTTGGTGATGGAAGACGAGTTAAAGATAAAGTAGTAAAAGAAGTAGTAGATAAATTAGATCAAATGAGATTGCCTAGTGAGATTTATGAGGTATTTGGTATTACAAAAAGGACAGCAAACTTATCAGATTTAGTTAGATTGGAATTTCAAGATGTTAAAGGAAATTCTTGGTTTGTTCCAATGGCAAAGGCACTCAATAATAATGTATGGGAAATATTCAAGGCCATATCTAATCCCCTTATAAATGAATTGTATACTTGTATGCGTTTTGATCCTAAAACAGGTAACATTTTTCCATGTATTGTATTAAGGGAAATTCCCTTCCAACAAAAGAAATTTAGTCGGTTGCAAGCACATGTAATATCTGATGATCATATAATTGGTGAAGATATTGGTTTTAGTGATCATGAAAGGGTTAATTGGATTACTTTTGATTCTCTAGATCAATATCCAGATGATTGGACCAATTTTGCAGCAAGTATTGGTGAAAGAGTGCCCGATGAATTTGGAAGTGGTTCTAGTATTGTAATAGAAGGTAAAACAGGAAAATCACCTCTATTTCCCTATATTGATGATACCTCTATTAAAAGATATGGTCTTAGAATGCAAAGACCAAATACAGAATTTGCTCAATTTTTTGATTCTAACAATCAAGCTTCTTCATTGAAAACATATGCTGCAATAGCTGCAGAGTGGCAAAAAAAGTTAGTAGAGATATGGTTCAATCAACCTAGGACAGAAAGTGGTACAATCATCACTAAAGGAATAGGGAGTAAAGAATTTATCCTTAATAGGAATCCTCATGATACTATTTTAAATAATCAGAAAATTGATGTGTCAAATATTAAAAAAATTGAAACTGATCATTTAACAGTTGGCAATAATATTTTTTTAAAGGATCAAGGACGTCTATTTCACTTAGAGGGTTATGAATGGCATTGGCAAGCACCAGGCATAACTAATACTACTATGGTAGTAATAAGAGGAGTGTTGGGCGATCCTAATAAATTTGGACATAAGTACAGAGATGATGCTAAAGAAGTGGAGCAACTTGAAGTTAATGTTTCAGTGGTCGTTCGTAAGGATGATAGTGAAGATGATGGTAGTAGTGATGGAGGCAGTGGTTCTTCGGGAAATTCACCCAAAAATAAACTATTTGGTAATTAACGATGAAATATTTATTTGATGGTTCACCTGTTACAAGCAATATTGAGGCTTTAAATAGCTCAACTCAAAGTAAAATTCGTTCTGGACATAATGAAATATATCTTTCTACTGTTTATGACGTCTATCACAAGGACAATCCAAAAAACTTATCAAAAAAGAGTGTTGAATACAGGATTAGAATAGAATCTGGTGCAAAAAGAGGACAATTTTATGAAAATGCTCGTGCTGTTAATCTTCACGGTGGTGTAACAAATTTTTCTGAAATTATATTTAAACCCAAGAGACAACTATTAAAAGGTTCAGAAGACTCTGAACGAACGGAAAAAGAAGAGCATGATGCATCACAGGTCTTAGTTGCTTTTCTTGATGGATCTTTTAATAAACCAATTATTATTGGTGCATGGGACAATTCACACTTTACTGCTTTGGTAGGTAAAATTGAAGACGGTATCAGAAAAATTGAAGAATTTAATGGTTTACGCATAGAAATTAATAAAGATGGTGAATACATTTTAACATATCATGGTGGTCAACGTGACACTAAATCTAAATTAACTGCTCAACCCAATACTGCTCCTACGGTCATGAAGATTGATAAGACTGGAGCGTGGTCGATCAGTGATAAAGAAAATCAAGAAATTAAGATTGATAGATCAGCTAGAACTATTACAATAACTCAATACGCAGGGACCAAACCTAATGAAACTTACGGAAGTACAGATTCTTCTTCTTTGGGGGCTTTGATTAATCAAGTAAAGTTTGATAAAGCAGCTAAAAAAGTAACAGTTACTGCTGGAACGACAACTGCTACATTTGATGGAATTGCTGATACTGTCAAATTGGAAACAGTCGCTGGCGGAGTAATGAAAATTACAGCTGATAAAATTGGACTTGGTGGATCAACTGCAGAATTGGTACAACAAATATCAGATTTCTTAGATAAAGTACTTACTTGGGCTAATGATGTTGGTGCTGTACACACTCATCTTGGCAATTTAGGATATCCTACTGGAGTCCCTATTAATGCTGCTGCATATATTGCACTAGGTACAGATTTAACAACAATTAAAGGATTAGTCGACGGAATTAAAGGGGGCATCTAATGGCTATGGTAGCTGCTGACATGGCAGAAGCTATTCGCATAGCAATGGGCTTTCCTTCGCCTGCTTCTACTGAATTAATAGGGTGGTCTACAGGTGTCATTAATGAAATTGTTGCAGCTGCTCTATCTCAACACGCTTCAGGGACTATTACCGGTACAGCTCCATCAACGGGAGGAGCTTTAACTGCAGGTACAGCAGTTAGTGGAACAGTTACAGGGATGACGGGAGCGTCCATGGCTTCTAGAGTAGATATAGCAGTAGGATATGGAAGCGTTACAACGGAGTTAGATGCATTTTGCGATGAGATAGTAGCTCATATTAATGATGATGGAGTAATAGCGTTTGCTTCGGGGCAAATAATTGGGACTTGCACAAATACGGTTGTATCTCCAGGTCCATTGACAGGTGGAGCGGGAACTTTAGGTACTATTTCGGGTCTTGATGGCGATACTTTGGCAGATAACGTTCATACTGCTATAGGTTTTCCAGGGGGAACTTCAACGCCCTTAAAACAATTTTGTGGTGCGGTAGTAGATTATATTATGGCTAATGCGGACATAACATACGCTTCTGGCGCTGTGACAGCTACTTGTCCAGCAGGTGGCGGATCAATTTCAGCAGGGACGGGTGTTAATGGTACATTTGCATAAGAGTAGAGCGGTCTATATTATAATTAACATGGCAAAATATAAATATTTGGAGATAAGAAAAACATGTCCTGGACTCAATTAGCCGGCGAGGTTAAAAATTTAATCTCGTTCTTTTCAAAGAACAATACCGGACTCCCATACCCAAGAGCGCAAAAAGACCTCATTATTAATAATTTTAATAAAGAGAATTGGAATAAGACTGATCTACGCTATTCGTTTAAGGTCGTTGATAAGGATAATGGATTTTCTCCAACAGGTGATGCTAGTCAAGGTCCTCCAAAACCGCTTTTTAAAGAATTTAAGCTCCAAATCAATCCAACTGAAATTACTCAAGATGAAAACTTTGCTGTAAATATAACACCTACTCAAAACGCTGTTATATCCGAACATAATGGTATTATATTTAGAGACTTAGTAATATCTGGTACTACAGGCGTACATCCACTTAGAGGGGTTGGTGGTGTAACTAGAAAAGGTAAAGCTATTGGTGCTGCTCCGGGGTCGCGATCTGGTTATGAAGAATTTCAACAACTTAGAAATTATTTTAGAGCATATGCGCTTCATAAAGAAAGTCCAAGAGGTAAGAATTCTGTATTGGTTTATGTCAATCGTAAGGATACCGAAGAGCTTATCATTGAACCACTTAAATTTTCAAAGAAGAGACAAGGCCCAAAGGGTCCATTATATTATTACACATTAACTGCTAAAGTTATTGGTAATAGAAAACCATCAAAATTAAAAAAGGCTATAGGATTTTTTGCAACGTTAGATAATGTTACTGCTACTGTAACAGATTTTTTAGATACTTCCCGAGGCGTTCTATTAAAATCTAATGACTTGTTAGTTTCACTTGAAAGAAATATTGGTGATACATTATTTGAACCGCTTCGATTGTTTAGCCTAAGTATGAAAACGTTAGCAGGAGTTGGTACTACGTTAAGTGAAATGCCAGATAGCTTAATTAATAGATTTAGTGCTGCTCTATCATTGCAATTTTTTGAAGAATTACTTTCTACGCAAGAGCAACCTGATAATAGAGTACCTACTAATATTGAACAAGCTTCTACAAGAGGTGGAGCAGCACTTTTGGATCTTCCACCTGAGTTATTACTAGATATTCTAGGGGATGAGGAAAACTTGCCGGATGATTTGGCAAATGAATATTCAGAATTAAAAATAAATTCTGAAGACTTGCCAAGAAGTTTTTTTGAAAATTTGAATGAAACAGTAGTTAGGCTTAGTGATAATGCTACCGAGGCATTTGGACTTGGCGATGAAGCTTATAATGGTTTTGCAGATAGGATCCAAACTTTTGTGCCCTCTCCAACAAAACAAACTACGAATGAAGAAATTGGTATTCTAAGAGCATTTGAATTGGTTCGTGCAGCAATAAATTTAGTAAGAGCGTATGGTGGTGATCAATTTGATTCGGACCTAGAAGAAGATTTTGCATTTACCGAAGAACAATTTGATAATCAAATTCAAGTGCCTGTTCCAGGTTCTGTAAATGAAATTGTAATACCATTTGGTGCAACATTAGAAGATTTAGCATTTCAAAATCTTAATGATATGTCACGTTGGATCGAATTAGCCAGATTAAATAATTTGGTTGCTCCCTATATTGAAGAAATCAGTACAAAAGCGCGTGTCAAGTCTTTCGGGGATAAACTCTTGATACCTAGTGATGGAGTACAGATTGATACAAACGTTAGAGTTGTAAAAGAAAATAGATTCAATAGAAATTTAACTGAAACTGAAAAACGTTTGGGAATAGATATTAAATTAGATGACAAAGGGGATTTTATATTTAACAATAGTGGCGATGTTGAGGTGATAACTGGGGGCTCCAATGCTGCCCAGCAAATTAGAACGAAATTCAATCTGGAAAAAGGAGATTTGAAATATCATCCAGATATAGGGATTGGCTTGGGAGTGGGAACTAAAATTACAGAAGCGGATCAGCTTTATGATCAGATTGTTGAAACTATCTTGCAAGATCCTAGATTTGAAGAGATTACAAGTCTAGAATTGTCAGTTGAAGGTAGCACAATTAACGCTAATTTAAATCTAAGAGTAGCTGAAAGTGCTGCTCCTGTACCTATAAGTTTAGTTTTCTAAGGAGAATAACAAATGGCTTTTGAATTAAAATCAAGACCTCAGATATTAGCAGACTCAATTGCTGTCATATTGGCTGAATCACCTTTGAACGATATGAATAGGGGTAGTACTATCTACACTATTTTGGAAGCAGCAGCTACTGAAGATTTTAACCAATACTTTCAAATGCTAGATATCATCAACAACTTCTCACTTGATAATACTTCAGGTGAGGATTTAGATGATAGAGCAGTTGAATTTGGATTGAATGGAAGAATTTTAGCTACTAAAGCTTTCTCAACTATTACAATAACTGATACTGCATTTACTAAAATTTCAACTAAAATTTATGCCGGTTTAGCGGGTCCCGTTTCTGGACAATCTACAATATTTGTTGATAGTGCCAATGGTTTTTCTTCTTCTGGTCTTATCTTTATAGGTAGAGGTACTAATAACCTTGAAGCTGTAGCTTATTCTAGTATTACCTTAGGTGTAAATTTTGATACTATCAATTTATCTTCTCCTCTTGCTAATGATCATGGTACTGATGAATCGGTTATTCTCTCACAGGGTGGAAATAGATTAATTGGAGCTGGAACTGTCGTAAAAGTACCTGCTTCTAACTTTGATACTGATATTCTTTTTAGCACTAATTTTGATGCTATTCTTGAAGATGGTGAAGACACTATTACAGATGTAGAAATTACAGCTGTAATAGAGGGAACTGATTCAAATGTCCCTACAAACTCAATAGATGAATTTGATACACCTCCATTTCCTACTGCTGCAGTGTTTAACCCAGAATCAATCACCAACGGACGAGACCTTGAAACCGATCAAGAGTTAAGAGACAGAATTAAGGATACAGTACAGTCTTTGTCTAGAGGTACAGGGAAATCTATTGTTACAAGTGTTATCGGGATTGTAGATCCAGTAGAAAATAAACGTGTTGTTTCTGCTAACTTAATTGATACAATTGATGTTACAGATATCGCAGAATTAATTATTGATGACGGAACAGGGTTTGAACCTTCCTTCACTGGTCAAGGTTTTGAAATTGTTATCACAGAAGCTACAGGTGGTGAGGAATTTATTCAATTAGATAATTTCCCACTGGTTAAAGCTACTGTTGTAACAATCAACGAACAACCCTATCAAATTGAAAATAATCAAACTTTAATTGTTCGTGTTAATCAGTTGGAAGAAGAAATTACATTTTTAGACACAGATTTTAGGATTCCAGGTTCTGCTCAAGCACAAGAAGTTGTAACTGCTATCAATAATCGAATGAATCTTATCGAGGCTAGGACTACTGAAGACAGAAAAAAAATAGAACTTAAAGCAGTAACAAATGTCAATGAAATTTTACAAGTAGTTGGTGGAACTGCTAATGCACTAAATGTTTTAAACTTTCCGACTGAAGAAGTTGAAACTCTTAAATTATATAAATTTGACGGTCAGGAATTAACTATATTAGAGAAAGATGGTACTACCGCTATCCTAGAAAATGATAATATTGGTCCTTATGACTTTTCTGCTGCTCCTTCCTTTATTGATATTCAAATGGATAATGAAGTTATTCACAGTGGAGTAGCTACTGATGGTGGTTTTGAAACACTAGAAGATACTAAATTAATTTCTAGATTTACTAATGCTGCAGATTTAAATGGAGAATCTTTAACATTTCTCTCAGGGATTAATATTGGCGTTACAACTGTAATCATTGCTTATGATCCAATTACAGGAATCATTAGTCTTACTGGGAGTGGGTTGACCTCACTTGCTGGTAATGAATATCAGATTGATGACATTGAAAGAGTTAATTTTAGTAATGCATCAGCGGATGATTTTCTCAACCCATCTTCTGCTTCAGTTGCAGAAGTAATTGCTGTCATTAATAAACGTTTAAGGGGTATTGCTCGTGCATCAACTTCAGATACAAAAATTCAATTAGTGTCTAAAACAGAAAATAGTGCTAGTTCTGCAATTAAAGTACACGGTGGAACAGCTAATGTTATCCTAGGTTTTCCCACAGATGTTGTAATTGGTGCCAATCAAGATTACATTCTTAATAGATTTAATGGTCAAGCTAGACTTAGTATTCCACTAGAACCTTTAGAACAAATTACTTCCGGCACTAAACTATCTAGAGGCTTTTTAATTGGATCCTCTACTCAACCCTTTACACTAGCAGATGGCGATACAATAAGTATTAGTATTGATTCAGCATCTGCCCAAGTTGTTACTTTTAATACAGCGGATTTTTCTGATATTACAAGTGCTAGTGCAGCTGAAATTATAGCAGTTATTAATACTATTATTACTGGTGGTTTAGCAGAAGTAACTTCAGATAATCGAGTTAGCGTAAGAACTAATACTTATTCTGAGAGTAATGGAAAAATTGAAATTACTAATATAACTGGTACAGGTGGAAATATTGGCTTTGTTGTAGGTGATGTTGATACTAGTATCCCTCCACATGCTGCTTCTGTACTTTCAGGGAATAGTGGTCCATATAATTTAGTTGAGGGAGATAGACTGGTTGTTGTCTTAGACGATGACTCAATTAACAAAACTTTTGATATAATTATGGATCTTGATGGTGATGTAGTTGGAATAACAGCATCCCCAGATC